CAGAGAACATTTGAGAAAAAGTGTGGCAGCAGGGATAAATTCACGGAAATATTTGGGAAAAACTATCTGGAGGATGAATAGATGAACATTACACATCATCAAAGACAAAAATGTTACAGCCGGAACGAATTGCAAGGAATACAGATTCTACGAACAAAAAGTGACCGAATCGGTCAGGAAGGAGAAAAATGAATTACGACAAAAGCAACATCCCTCTCATGAGGATGGGAGACATAAGAAAGACGCTCAAAAGAACGTTCAAAGTCCGCACAGGCAGAAAGATTAAATTAAAAGCGCGGGTAAGAGATGATGGAAACAGCACACGAATCATATATCATACAGCAACTGTTATAAAATTATATCCCTATGTGGTACAATTACAGCTGGAAAACGGGCAATACACCTCTCCCGGATACACAAAACAATATCTGATGCTCCATGGTGTCGACGAGGAATAAGAAACAGGAGGAATACCGAAGTGAATAGAGACTTATTGGAACAGTACACAGATGCAGTAAAACTGATCAAAGAAACGAGAGAAACCATAAAAAAGCTGGAGAAGAGAAACTCTGTGCAGACAAAAGATACAGTTTCTGGAAGCAATTCGGAATTTCCTTTTCAACCCATGCATTTTGTAATCCAGGGTAAAACACACGATGAGGACGACAAGATAGAAAGACAAAAACGTAGACAACAGATACAGATAGAGCAGGCAGAGAAGTTAAAGAACGATGTGGAAGAGTGGATGCTTACAATTCCATTCAGAATGCGCAGGATCATTAAGTTTAAGATTTTTGAGGAGATGAACTGGCAGCAGGTTGCAAAGCATATAGGAGGAAAAGCGACTGGAGAATCTGTGAGAAAGGAATTTGAAATATTCATGAAAAAATAAAAGTTTTTCCGGTTTTTCCGTTTTTTCCGTTTTAAATATGCAATAATATAAACTGGAGTTGCTGAAATGGATATAGGTAAATCTCCTTCCTTACGTTTGCCAGGTGCCACAGCCTGGCGAATGAATTGGTCTGGTACCGGCCAAACACAAAAGGCACCAGGAACATCTCGCCGAGACGGAGCGTGAGCCGTGATATCCGAGCTGCAGGTTCGAATCCTGATGTTCCTCTCCGGTTTGACACCGGACTCGCTTGAATCTTCATTAGCACAGGAGCCATCTGTTTATAGAAAGCAGGTGGCTCTTATGCTATGGACATTTAGCTTAGTTGGGAGAGCAATCGGCTCATAACCGACAGGTCCTGGGTTCGAACCCCAGAATGTCCATAATTACCGCGGGATAAAGTAACGGAAACTTACAGGCCTCCTTAGCCTGGAACGGTGGTTCGAATCCGCCTCCCGCTATCAGAGAACAGGTGGGATGGAATGATATACAAACGATGTAGCAGATGCGGGAGTAGGGTACCGGCAGGGACTACGTGCCCGTGCAGAAAGAACAACATCAGAGAGTATGCAAAGCCAACCGGAATAAAGAAAGAATACCACACACAACGGTGGAAGAATCTGAGACAGTTTGTGCTTAACAGTTATGACGGGCTGGATATCTACATGATGTACAAGCATAACAGAATAGTGGCAGATACGGTACACCATATTGAATTATCGCAAGACAGACCTGACCTGTTCTATTCAGATTCAAACTTGATTCCAGTCTCAAGAGCTGGACACAAAGAGGTACATGCACGGTACGAAAGAGAGGGAAAGACAGTGGTGCAGGAAGAACTGAGAGACTTTCAGATGCGTTTTAAAACCACCGGGGGATAGAAAAAAGTTTTGAACGGATCTCCCACGACCACGTAGATGGCTTTCTTTTTGCAAAATTCCCAAAACAATAAAAAAGTTGGCAGGCCAGAGAGGAGGGAGGACAAGGGCAAGACCAATGAAACCAGTCAGCTTGCAGAAAAAGCATCTGACAGTATTAGAAGGGCAGAAAAAAGTAGATGCGGAAGACCAGATAAGAACAGAAAAAAACCAGCTCAAACGTCCCCCGACATGGTTGATAGACGATGTGGCAAAAAAAGAATGGCGAAGGATTGTAAAAGAGTTGGATAAGATAAACATAGTTGGAAACTTGGATCGAAATAATATCGGAGGATACTGCAATGCGTTCGCAAACTATGTAAAAGCGACTGAGATACTAAGTCAGCAGACCTATTATGTTGATCGTGAAACCAGAACAGGAGTGATTGTTGCAAAGAATCCAATGGTTGATATCCAGAAAGGATATGCAGAAGAAATGAGACGCTTCGCTGCTTTGTGTGGACTGACGATTGATTCAAGACTAAAAGCAGGAACAGTGAAAGTAAATAAGCAGCAGGAAGAAATTGAGAATCGGTTTGGTGCTATATGATCCTTGATGAACTTAAACAATACGCTCATGACTGTATATCCGGAAAAAATATCAGCGGCAGAAAGCATATATGGGCTTGCGAAAGACTACTGAAAGATATTGACCGAATCGGTCAATCGGATTTTCCGTACATCTGGAATGAAAAACAGGCGGAGAATATCGTAGAGTGGTTTGCACTTTTACGACATAGCAAAGGCATTCTGGCAAAACAGCCAATCATATTAACACCCTGGCAAAAATTCAGAATTTGTCAGTTATATGGATGGGTGCATAAAGACACTGGATACAGGAGATTTAAGAAATATTTTACTGAGGTAGCCAGAAAAAATGCGAAATCTCAGGAAGAAGCAGGAATTGCGTTATATGAGGCAGCAGTAACATCCACAAAAAATGCAGAGGTATATGAAATTTATACGGCCGGCACAAAACGTGATCAGTCAAAAATCGTATTTGGAGAAGCTGGTCTGATGTTACAGGGATCACCTTTGAGAATGAGATTCAAAGTAACCAGGGACTGTGTAAAACACTTAAAAAGTCATAGCACGATAAAACCATTGTCGAAAGACGATGGAAAATCTGGAGACGGTACAAACCCTGCATTACTCGTCTTAGATGAATATCACCAGCACAAAACAACTGAATTTTACGATTTAGGCATAGGCTCCAATACAAAGGAGCCTCTTTTGATGATCATAACAACAGCCGGTATGGATCTGACCTATCCGTGCTATGTAACAGAATATCAGTATTGTTCTAAAGTTCTGGATCCAAATACAGATGTAGAAAATGATGAGTATCTGATTGACATCTGCGAAATGGATCCAGAAGACTATGAAGACATTTCGAATCTGGATAATGAAGAAAACTGGAAGAAAGCAAACCCGATCAGAATGACTTATCCGGAAGGTGCTGATAAAATTCGCGGAGAATACAAGATCGCCAGAGAACAGCCGGAACACATGACTGCATTCCTTACAAAATGTCTGGATGTATGGGTACAAGCAAAAGAAAACGGATACATGGACATGGCAAAATGGAAGGCTTGCCAGGTGGACGAGCTACCATTTGATATTACAGGGTATCCGGTATATGTAGGATTTGATATGTCTGCAAAGACGGACCTTACATCTGTGGCTTTTGTAATTCCATTTTTATCTGGGGAGTATGATGCGAATAGAAAAGAAATAGTAAAATATATTATTTGGTCCCATAGCTTCATTCCAACAAGAGAAAAGCTCCAGGAACATATTATGAAAGATAAAGTTGCTTATGATGCCTGGGAACGCATGGGATTTCTGGATGTAACGGATACACCGATTGTAGATCAGGGAGCGGTTATGAGGTATGTACTTGAAACCTGCGAAAAGTTAAATTTAAAAATACAGTGTCTGTGTTTTGATCCTGCAAATGCAAGCAAATTAATGATGGATCTGTCGAACGAGGGATATGACGTTGAAGAGGTTTTTCAGAGCCATAAACATCTGAATGAAGCAACACAAGGGTTCAGAGAACAGGTTTTTTGCGGAAATATAATATACACTTACAATCCGCTGCTGAATTATGCGATGAGTAATGCGGTAATCCGGCAGAGTAATGGACTTATCAAAATTGATAAGGACGCAACAACAAAGAGAATTGACCCGGTGGATGCAACATTATGTGCTTTTAAGCTGGCAATGTTCCACACCTTCGGGGATGATTACGGAGATTATATTGATAACTTTATAGAGGAGATATTACACGAGGATTCTACAGAAAATTAAAAATATGTGGAATTCCCTTGCCGGAGAATCTATATCGCTGGATGATGAGAAACTTCTGGATTGGCTTGGCATTGAACCAGATACACCGAGAAATGCAATTGGGGAGGTTACATATTTCACCTGCCTGAAGATGCTCTCTGAGACAATGGGGAAAATGCCACTGAAATTTTACAAACAGACGGACAAGGGAAAAATTCGAGCAGAGCCGAATCGAACATCAAGACTATTGATGGAAAGACCGAATCGGCTCATGACCCCGACAACATTCTGGGGAACAATAGAATACAACTGCGAACATTATGGAAATGCATATGTCTGGATTCAGACAAAGTTTGAAAAGAAAGGCCGTTTCGGAGGAGAATATAATGTTCTTTCGTTCTGGCCGATGCAGAGCAATTATGTAGACGTTTTGATGGATGATGTGGGTGTATTTGGAGAAGCAGGAAATTTATACTATCGTTATAGCGATCCAAAAACCGGAAAAACATATACGTTTTCACAGAATAATGTGCTGCACTTTAAAACATGGAGTACATTTGACGGAATCATGGGGAAACCTGTACGCCAGATACTGAAAGATTCCATAGCTGGTGCGATTGAGTCACAGAAATATCTTAATAAGTTGTATGCGAGTGGGTTGACTGCAAAGGCGGCACTACAATATACAGGCGATATGGACAAGCCTAAACGCCTGGCACTGCAAAAGGAATACAACAGCCTGCTTTCAGGAGCGAAGAATGCTGGAAAAGTAGTTGCAGTACCAGTTGGAATGACATTACAGCCACTGAATGTAACACTTGCGGATGCGCAGTATTCGGAATTGAAAAAGTATACTGCTTTGCAGATTGCAGCAGCGTTCGGAATTAAACCGAATCAATTGAACAATTATGACAAGTCCAGCTATTCAAATTCTGAAAGCCAGCAGTTGGCATTCCTGGTGGACACGATGAGCTATAGATTGTCACAGTACGAGCAGGAGATAAACTATAAATGTCTTTCTGATACTGAGAAAAAAGAAGGATATTATTTTAAATTTAACGAAAAAGCAATATTGAGAACGGATTCAAAGACACAGAAGGAAGTAATAACTGGATACGTGCAGAACGGAATCTATACGATCAATGAGGGGAGAGATCTCCTTGATCTTCCTTTCGTGGACGGAGGAGATGTCAACATGGTAAACGGAACGTATCAGCCGATAACACATATAGGCGCGGCTTACGGAATTAACACACAGGGAGGTGAAGGAGATGGAGATTGATGTAAGAGGGGATATCATCAGCAATGATGATAAATGGATTTACGACTGGCTGGACTGGGATTCCACATGTCCGAATGATATAAAAAATGCAATTGCATCTCTTCAGCCGGGAGAAATGCTCACAGTAAACATAAACTCGGGTGGCGGCTCTGTAATGGCAGGACAGGAAATCTATTCTGTTCTTGCTGGAAGAAGTGACGTGGAAATCAACATTCAATCGCTTGCTGGTAGTGCAGCCAGTATAATCGCAATGGCAAACACATGTAAAATGAGCCCTGTTGCGACTATAATGATTCACAACGTTTCAATGTCAGGAGCTTCCGGAGATTATCATGATATGCAGAAGAATGCGGAGATCCTGAAAACAATGAACAGTGCGCTTTCGGAAGCGTATGCAAGAAAAACAGGAAGATCGAAAGATGAAATTCTGAAAATGATGGATAAGGAAACATGGATCACAGCAGAGAAAGCTCTTGAACTTGGATTTATTGATAAGATCGAGAATTCAGGGCAGCAGTTCTTTAATTGCGTGTGCGGAGTCAGACTGACGGATGAAATACGCAATAAAGTAAAACAGGAAAAAGAAGCCCAGGAAGCAAAAGAACAACAGAAAAAAGAAATATTAGGAGACTTAGATCGGTATGGTATCTGAGCGGAACGGAGGATATAAGGAATAAAAAATTATTAGAACTTTTAAACTCTATTAATGAGAAAAAAACAATGGTACAGTCCCTGGTAGAACAGGGAAAGCTGGAAGAAGCAAGAACAGTCAAGGAAGAACTTAAAAATATGCAGGAACAGTTTGACCTTCTGAAAGATATCATGGATCCGGACGGAAATGGAACAATTAAACCGCAACAGAATCCGAAACCGTTAGAAAATAACTCTATCAAAGAATTTGCTAATGCTGCAAGAAGAGGATTCCGAAATGCAACCATGGTAGAAGGCACACCTGCAGATGGAGGATATACAGTCCCGGAAGACATCCAGACACAGATCAATACCTACAGAGATGCAAAATTCTCTCTGATCAGCCTGGTTGATGTAGAAAATGTAACAACAAACAAAGGCCAGAGAACATATAAGAAACGCGCGCAGCAGACTGGATTTGTGAAAGTGGGAGAAGGCGGAAAGATAACAGCTGGAACAACCCCACAGTTCGAAAGAATCTCATACGAGATTGAGAAATATGCAGGATACTTCCCTTGCACAAATGAACTCCTTGCGGATACAGATGCAAATATCACAGGCGCTTTGACAACATGGATTGCGGATGAGTCAAGAGTCACAAGAAATAAAATGATTCTTGAGCAGATTGCGACAAAGGATGTAACAGCGATGAAAGATCTTGATGATATCAAGAAAGCATTGAATATCACGCTTGGACAGGCATTTAAACCTACTTCTGCAATTGTGACAAACGACGATGGGTTACAGTGGCTTGATACATTAAAGGATAACGAAGGAAGATATCTTCTCCAGCCGGATCCTGCAAATCCAATGCAGCTTAGACTTTGCGCTGGATCAACAATTGTTCCTGTCAAAGTTATTCCAAACTCCGATATGCCATCCGATACAAAGACAGCAGGAAGCAGAAAAATACCAGTTATTATTGGAGATTTGAAAGAGGGTATCAAATTCTGGGATAGAAATCAGATGACTCTTATGACATCTAACATCGCCCAGATCGGAGAGCTGAATGCATTTGAAGAAGATCTTACAATCTTCAGGGCAATTGAAAGGGAAGACTGCACGGTGAAAGACAAAGAAGCGTTCGTGAACGGGCAGCTGACAATTAAAGATGCAACTGTTACAGGAGTATGAGATAAGGCGGTGAACTGTGGATATTGATGCAGTAAAAGAGTATCTACGAATCGACGATGATGCAGACGACATGACCATAGAACTGATGATGAACGCTGCAAGAGAATACATAAAAGATGCTGTTGGGAAATGTGATGAGAAGAATCCAAAAACGCAGATGTTATTCATGCTTATCATACAGGACCTCTACGAAAATCGTGTTCTGACAGTAAAGGAAGCAGACAAACAGCGACTGACACATGTGGTCGGATCAATGGTTCTTCAGCTGCAGGTGTCACAACTGGAGGAAGAAAATGGTTGATATCGGAAAACTAAACAGGCGGATCACATTTCTCCGCCTGAACACTTCAGAAGATGAAATGGGTCAGGACAAATCCAAGTGGAAAAAATATCGGACAGTATGGGCAACTGTAAAACCATACAAAGCATCAGAATACAATTTCATGAGCAAATTAAAGCCGGAGGTTACACACAGAATGTACATCCGCTTCCGAAAAGATATTACTGCAGATATGAGAATTCAGTATCAGGGACACGTTTATTCTATTGCGGGACCTCCGCTGGATATGGATAATCAGCACAGAATGTTAGAGATTCAGTGCGAGGAGGTGTTCGAAAATGTCAAGTATCAGTTTTGACTTCGACACCTCTGAATTTATTAAAGCAATGGAAAGTACAGCAAAACAATATCCAGCATCCGCAGAAAAGGTCTTGAAAAAAGAAGCACGAAATATCGCCAAGGATTTGAAAGGAAGAGTGAATTCAGAGGCAGAAGGGCATCATTATATTAGCCCCAGAAGTGAAGAAAAGCCCAAACCATTAGCGCAGAGCTTCCGCCAGGGAAAAGTAATTCGCTCTGGAAGTAAAATGACTGTTGCAGTAACGTCTTCAGCTCCGCATTACCATCTCTACGAAGAAGGACATGCCATGATAACTCATAAAAGTAAAGACAAAACAAAAGGATTGAGGCAGGTTGGAGAAGTCAGGGGAAAAAAGACTGTGGCAAAATATATGGCGCAGCGTGCAGAACATGCAGAGCTGATCGGACAGGAACTGCTGGACGAGATATTGAAGGAGGCAGGAATTGACTCTTAAAGAAATAAAAAAAGCGGTCAATTCCGCTTTGAAAGAAAGATATCCGGATATGAAGATATACGGAGCAGACACAGTAGAAGGCTATACGCGGCCTTCTTTCTTTGTGTATATAACACAGACGTTTTCTGAATCCACAAAGAACGCATTCCACAAAAATGTTGAAGTGGAAATTGATTTTATTCAAAAAAACACAAATGAAGCAGACGGGATGAATTTTTTTGCGTCCATGGAAGAAATGTTCGGGCAGAAGCTGACAATTGGCAGCAGGAGCCTGAACACAAGCAACATGGATCTAAACTTTCAGGGCGAAAACGCAAACATTCCAGTCTGCCAGTTTGATGTGGAGTTCTGGGATGTAATTCCAAGAACGGATAGTAGCAAGTTGATGAAAGAATTGAAATTATCACAGGAGGTAAAACAAGGGGATTACCAGTAATGAATATTATTTTTACTGCAGCCGCAAGAAACACAATCAGAAGATCTGAACGCGGTGTAGTGGGAATGATTGTAAAAGATGCGAAAGTGCCGGCAACAAATCCGACTATGATTTACAAAGAAAAAGATATTCCGGAAGAACTGAGCGATGCAAATAAAGAGCAAGTGAAACTTGCCCTGATCGGGAACGATACAGCACCTGCTAAAATCGTGCTGTACGTTCTTAGTTCCAACGCTGAGAATTACGAAGCGGCGCTGAATTATTTTGCGGTCAAAAAGGTTACCTGGCTGTGCTGTCCGACAGCAAAGACAGACACACAGACAGAGACCATTGTGACATGGGTAAAAGATCAGCGTGATGAGCGAAATAAGGTTAAAGCAGTGCTTCCGGAAACAGAAGCGGATAATGAAGGAATTATAAATTATGCTACAGCCAGCGTAAAAGTTGGTGAGAAAGAATATACAGCAGAATCCTTCTGTTCAAGAATTGCAGGACTGCTCGCCGGTACATCTAATAAGAGTTCTGCAACATATGCAATTCTCGATGATGTAACGGAGTGTGAGAAAAAGAAAAAAACCGAACTGGACGCAGAAATTGACGCTGGAAAACTGGTCCTTTATTACGATGGCGAAAAAGTAAAAGTTGGACGGGGAGTCAATTCCTTACAGACAGTTAGCAAAGGAAAAGGGAACCCGTGGAAAAAAATCCGTGTAGTTGAAAGCATGGACATGATCCACGATGACCTTGTTCTTTTGGCAGAAGACAATTATATCGGGAAATACCCGAATACATATGCAAATAAGTGCCTACTCATTTCAGCAATTAATTCCTATCTAGCAGAAATGGAGAGAAATGGAATTATTGAGGATTACACAATTGACCTGGATGTTGATGCAATTAAGGAATATATCATTAAAAACAAGGGTGTAACAAGAGATGAAGCAGAAGCAATGAGTGAGGCAGAAATCAAGAAACAGTATACAGACGAAAAGGTTTTCCTGGCAGCATCCGCTACATTGGTGGACGTAATGGAAGACATTAATTTGAACATCGCTGTGTAAGGAGGAACCACAAGGAATAATTACACACCAGATCGTGTTATTAATGGAACGTTTGGAGAGTGCTGGATTGATAATGATTATATGGCGGAAGCAACGGCGCTCCAGGCAAAGATGAAACTTGATACAAGCGAAGTAAAAAGAACAGGGACATTGGAGAAAGGATACAAAATAACTGGAATCAGTGGATCTGGTACACTGAAATTAAATAAGGTTACATCCTATTTCTTGAAAAAAGTGTCTGAAAACCTGAAAAAAGGTAAAGCCACGAGGATGACAATTATCACGAATTTAGAGGATCCGGAAGCGTTTGGGGCAGAAAGGATTCGACTGGATGACTGCGTGATCACAGAATTGACAATTGCAGACTGGGAAGCCGGAAAACTGCTGGAGGAATCAATACCATTCAATTTTAGCAGTTTCGAAGTCCTTGATACAATCGATGCATAAAGGAGAAAAGTATGAACTTAATTGACAAACTGCTTTGCGTAGATAAAGCGAAAACGGAAGAAAAAGAAACAAAAAAAATTAAATCAAAGAAACTGGAAAGGTTAGTGGGAGAGAACGCAGAAATAACGATTAGAGAACTGTCCGGAAAACGTTATAACAGCCTGCAGGCAATGCTGTATGACAAGAATGGAAACAGGGATATGGCAGCTGTTTATGATTTTAATCTGATGTGCTGCGTATATGGAATTGTAGAACCAGACCTGAAAAATGAGAAACTCATGGAACACTTTGGCGCTTCGACACCGAAGGATTTGGCAGCAGTTTTATTTGGAGTAGAATCGGGGCCTATTGCAAGCGAAATTGTTAAACTTTCCGGACTTGGAGAAGATGCTGAGGAAAAAGTAAAAAACTCATAAAGGTGGACGGCGAAGCAAGCGTGGCTTATGCGCTGTTCCGCCTAAAGAAATGGAAACCATCGGAATATTACGATATGGGCGCAGGTGAACGTTTGATCACTCGCGCCTTTTTAAAACAAGAATTGCAGGACATAAAAGAGGAGATGAGAGACAAGGGCAGGTAAGACAGTTGCAGCAGTTGTAAAGCTGATTGACGATTTTAGCAATCCGTCGAGAGAAGTAGCGGCACAGGCGCGCGACCTAGAAAAACGATTTAATAGTGTTGCGGGCGTATTTTCTCACGCAGGAGAAGCATTTACTGCTGCAGGAGAAACATTGACCAAGTCGGTCACTGCACCATTGGTAGCGGTTGGAACTGCGGCAATTAAATTTTCCTCTGATTCACAGGATGCTTTCCAACAGTTCGCGGCGGCAACAGGCACCGCATCGAATGAAATGGGAAAATATAAAGATATGATCAATGATGTTTACAAGGACAATTTCGGAGAATCTATCAATGATGTGGCAGAAGCCATGGCGACTGTTAATCAGAACATGTCTTACTTGGATGATTCAGCTCTGCAGAGATGCACGGAATATGCATATACTCTTTCGGACACCTTCGGATATGACGTTGCAGAAAGCACTAGAGCTGCGAATTCTCTTATAAGAAATTTTGGAATTGAAGCAAATGAAGCGTTCAATTTGATTGTGCAAGGAAGTCAAAATGGGCTGGACTTCTCAGGAGAACTCCTTGACAGCATTAACGAATACGCTCCTCAGTTTAAAAAAATGGGAATGAGCGCAGATGAAATGTTTTCGGTATTTGTTAATGGAGCACAAAACGGTGCATTCAATCTGGACAAAATTGGAGATGCTGTAAAGGAAAATGCTATCCGCGCTATTGATTGTTCAGATACTACTGCTGAGGGATTTAAGGCATTGGGCCTGGATGCTACAGAAACTGCAAAAAAATTTGCAGCAGGAGGAGAAGCGGCAGATGAAGCGTTTAATCAGGTAATTGTTGGATTATCGGCCATGGAAGATCCGATTGAACGAAATACTGCCGGAGTTAATTTGTTCGGTACAATGTGGGAAGATTTGGGACCAGAAGTTGTTATGTCTTTGTCAACTACAAATGATGCAATTGACATGACAAGAGAATCCATGGAAAGCCTTGTAAATGTAAAATACGATACATTATCAGGCGCTCTGGGAGGACTTTGGAGAACGATACAGGTAGATGTGCTGCAACCAATTGGGAACCAGTTGATTCCGTATGTCACAAAAGGGATTAATGCCATACAGAAATTTACGGACAAATGGAATAAATTAGGGCCGGCAACTCAGAAGACGATAGTCAAATTTGCAGCAGTAGCGGCAGCAGCAGGACCAGTTTTACTGGGATTTGGAAAAGTATCTACCGGAATTGAAACATTAGTTTCTGATACGGGCAAAATCGGTAGTGTGTTAAAAAAATTGACCGGAGCATCCGGATTTTCCGGGCTTGCAAAAGTTATGACCGGCCCGTTTGGGATTGCGGCAGCGGCAGTGGCAGCAGCGGCTCTGCTGATTTATAAAAACTGGGACAGAATCGCACCTATTTTGCAGAAGATAGGGGATAGATTTGCGGAATTCTGGCAGACAGTAAAACCGCAATTAGAACCGTTCGTAGAATTTGTGGAAAAAATAGCATCATACCTGAAAGAGACATTCGGACCGGTAGTCAAAGAAATCTTTAATTTCGCCGGAGAATTTATCGTCGGAACATTTGATACGATTGGAGTTGCTATTGACGCATTACTCACTATGTTCGAAGGAATTATCTCCTTTTTGAGCGGTGTGTTTAAAACAGACTGGGAATCTGTATGGAATGGATGCAAGGAGTTTGTAGGAACTGCATTCTCAGGACTGGCTGATATGGTAAAAGTTCCAATTAATGCTGTGATATCAATCGTCAATGGAGCAATCAGCAAGATTAATTCAATCCATTTTACAGTTCCTGAGTGGGTACCCGGAATAGGAGGAAAAGGCTGGGAGGGCCTTAACATACCACAAATTCCAACTCTTGCGAAAGGCACAGATAACTGGCAGGGAGGTATCGTACAGATTAGTGAAAAAGGTGGAGAGATTGTAGATCTTCCATCTGGAAGCAGGGTATATCCGCATGACGAATCCGTACAGATAGCGCGACAGGAAGCAAGAAAGAACTTTTCAGTCAAGATTGCGAAGCTTGCAGACAGTATCGTAGTGAGAGAAGAAACTGATATTGATAAAATAGCAGAAGCGATTATAAGAAAAATCGAACAGACAAGTGACAATATGCCGCAGACAGTATAGGAGGAGATATGGAATACTGGTTAAAGAATAAAGACAAATCAATACAACTTCCTATAAGACCGGCATCGTTCAACGTGACCTTTGAAAATACACATCAGACTGTTAATGTGCAAACAAGAGGGGATGTAACAATACTTGGGAAAAAAGGACTTAAAGCGTATACGATTGAGTCTTTTTTTCCGGCACAGGACTACCCTTTTGCAGACTATGCAAAAGACAGAAATCCTTGGGAGTATGTAAAGGAAATCCTCGGATGGCAGGAAACCCCTATTCAATTCATTATTACAAAAACAAAGATTAATAAAAATGTAATAATAACATCTTTTCAGTTCGGGGAAGACGACGGAACGGGCGATATAACATATTCAATCACTATGAAAGATTATCGTCCGCCAAAATACACGAAACCGTTGAAGGCAGTCCTGGAACCTGTAAAAACGGAGAAAAAGAAGCCGGAAAAGGAGAACAGCCGCTCAGACAATAAACCAAAGAAAAAAAATCATACAGTAAAAGGAAATGACACCCTCAGGAGTATCGCAAAAAAATATTACGGTTCAGGATCCTATGCGAACAAAATCTACAATGCAAACAAGACTGTCATAGAAAAAGCCGCAAAAAAGCATGGACGTGTAAGCAGCGCACATAATGGTGTAAATGGCTGGTATATATATGACGGGACAAAGCTGGTGATACCATGAAAATAATGTGGAATGATGCGAAAATAACCGGTTATGTAACGAGTGTGACTTGGGCTGGGAGTGCTAAACAGGCAGCCAGAACAGTCGTGTTTAGTGTTGCATACAGCCCGAATGATAAGAATGTCAAGACTCTTGGCATAAAATTAGGAGACAAAATTGTATTCTACCCAGGATATCCGGACGATAAAAAAACGAAATTTGTCGGAATTATTACCCAAAGAGAAAGAAAATCTGAAATGGGTGAGCTACAGTATACAGCAACTGACGGCATGATGCATCTCTTACGATCTAGCGGTACATACCGTTTTGCAAACAAAACCCCTGAAAAAATCGCACAGATGGTCTGCAGAGACGTAAAAGTAAAGACCGGATCCATTGCAAAAACTAAGATGCCTATTGCGAAAATATTCTTTCAGGAACGACCGTATTATGAAATTATCATGGCTGCATACACAAAAGCATACCGAAAAAACAAGAAAAAATACATCGCACAAATGAACGGAGATAAGCTGGAAGTCATACAGAAAGGGAAAGTTATCCCCAATTTCCACATACGGCAGGGGGAAAGAATTACAGAGTCCTCATATACAGAAGATTTAGACAGCATGGTAAATCGCGTATATATCTATGACTCAAACAATAATAAAATTGGAAGTGTGAGTAACTCAAACTGGATAAAGAAATACGGCATATTTCAAAATGCGATATCCGTAGATAGCGGAAACGGGAAAACAGAAGCTAAGGCAGAACTGCAAGGCATAAATAAAACCGCAAATTTGACTATGATTGGGGACTACAGATGTATTTCTGGATTAGGTGTGATTATAGAGGACTCCAGGACCGGACTGAAGGGAAAATTTTGGATAGAAAATGACAGCCATGAATGGAACGGTGGCGTTTATACGACAACTTTGGAGCTTGCGTTCAAAAACGTGATGGATATTCAGGAGGAAGACGAGGAACAGATTGCGAATTCTGCAGGCGGCAGCAGTACAACGACCAGCAATGCACTGGATGATGTGCTAAATCAAGCGCGAGCATGGATCGGAATATCAGGAAGCACGAATGAAGCCACACAATACTACGGGTACAATGGAGTTGCATGGTGCTGCATCTTTCAATGGTCAATCTTCAATAAATCTGGACATGGAGACCTGTTTATGGGTGGAGGAAAGACTGCAAGCTGTTCTGAGGTGACACAATGGTACCAGGCAAGGGGGAAATTTGGAACAACGCCAAAAACTGGCGCACTGGTAGTGTACGGACCGGGTGGAGGAAGCCATATAGGCTTGGTGGAAAGTGTTTCCGGATCGGGAATCAACGATTATGTGTCTATTGAGGGAAATACAAGCGGTGCAACAGGCGGACTTGCAGCACGAAAGCAGTATGGAAATCGAAGAAGTGACGTATATGGATTTTGTTACATTGACTATCCTGTTACAACAATATCAGTTGGAAGCGGTACAACAATATCCGGAACAACTGTAAATATTCCATCGTCCGTCCCGCAGACAGGGATTACCGGCAACTACACTTGCTATCCACAATTTTACGGAAGATGGAATGCAGGAACGACGCAAAGAAGAATTTCTGAAATATGGGGACAAAAAGGAAAGACTGGAAGCCCTGAAAACATAGCAACCATAGATGGTTATTATCTGATTGCTGTAACACAGAAATTTGGACAAGTAGGAGATATTGTATGCGTGGTACTGGCAAACGGAACAAGAATAAATTGCATGATCGCAGATGAGAAGAACCCAGGCGACAGCAATTACACAGAATGGGGACACGACCTCGGAGGCGGAAAGGCAGACGTAATTGAATGGGAATCGATGGTGTATGGATTTCCAAACGTGGATAAATGGAGAGGTCAAAGGGTAACGACTATTATTAACGGAGGAAGATATCAAGGTCTATAAATACATATGAACGATTCGTAGAGCAAATGAGAAAAGCTGGAAAATTCTATAACCCTCCGGTACCTCAGCTTGGAGTTATGATGGAGTCGGGAAAGGTCAGAATAGACACGATGACATTAAAAAAAGAAGATTATCTAATAGATTGCAATTTGCGCTTGGACCCGAACAAAAAAATATTCCTGCATGCTTCAAAACCTGAATCGGCAGAATATATGACAGACTCCGACCATAATGTCACTATGGAAGAATATAGAAAAAACATCTTAAAAGAAGGAGATATCGTTCTTCTCTTGAAACTACATAAACATGAGAAATACATTTTGATTGCAAAGGTGGTGGAACCAGAATGATGCTTCCTTTTATAGATGCGGAAGAAAATGAAATACAAGAAGAGCAATACATTCCTAAAGAGTATGGAATCAACTTCGAAACAGGACAACTTTCCGGGAAAATTGTGGAAGGTTTTGATGCCATACTTGTATGGGCATGGCTTGCACTACATACCGCACGATATAGGTATTACATATATTCTGATGATTACGGTCAAGAATATGATGAGCTTGTAGGAAAAAGCTATTCGCAGGAATTAATACAGTCAGAATTGGAGCGCATGACAGAGGAATGCTTAATGGAAAATCCATACATTACGGGAATTGAAAACTTTTCATGTGTTAAAAATGATGAGAAAGTAACCATATCATTTTCGCTTATAACATCACTTGGAGACGGGGAGGTGAGCACAAATGTATGAGGATATGACCTACGAAACTATCATGCGCGAAATGATGGAAGATATGCCTGATGATGTAGATACATCAGAAGGCAGCTTGATATTTAATGCCTGTGCGAAACAGGCGGTACGCCTGGAAGAAGCTTATCTGCTCCTGTCCGGGCTTGAACAGAATATGTATGCAGATACAGCCGACTTAGAACATTTGATCCGAAATGGAAATGAAAGAGGCGTATATATCAATGAAGCTACATATGCTGAATTTACTGCTCAGTTCAACTGTGCAGCGCCAGAAGGGTCCAGATGGAATTATGACGAATATAATTACACAGTATTCAATGTAATCAGTGAGGAAGAACACACATATCGAATCGGATGCGATAGTCCTGGATCCGAACCCAACCGAATGCTGGGGGATTTAGAACCAATTGAATTCGTGGATGGATTTGAATGGGGAAGAATTCTGAAATGCACTCTTGAGGCTACAGATCAGGAAGAAGTGGAAAGCTATAGAGCCAGGATTCTGAACACATACAATTATCGCGGCTTTGCAGGAAACCGGGAATATTATAAAAGCCGAATTAAAGAAATGAGCGGTGTATACGGATGCAAACTTAACAGAGTATCAGCTCCGGAAGACAAAATAGCGATAACAATCATAGGTAGCGATTATCGTACGCCTTCAAATGATGTTATAAATGCGGTTCAAACAGAAGTGGATCCTGTGGTGAATAGTGGCGACGGAGTTGGCATTGCACCAATCGGACACAGGGTTATTATTTCGGGAGTAGGAGAGACAAAGGTCAATATAAAGACAAATATAACTTATGATTCCGGATACTCTTACGAAGATTTAAAAAGTTATATTACGAAGGCAGTAGACAACTATCTTTTGGAACTTCGAAAAAAATGGGAAGACAGCGATGCGATTGCAGTCCGTATTCTACAGATAGAATCAGCGATTGTACAGATTGATGGAATTATTGATGTTACCGGGACAACAATAAACGATTCAGAACAAAATCTGCAGATTACAAACGGAACGGTACCGGTAAGAGGTGATTTCACATGCACGTAAACGTTGAGTATCCGGAAGCGATACTAAATATAAAGGATATTAAAGCGTCAATTGACGCTGGAGATAAAGTTGGAGATGTTCTGGAAAGAGCACTATTCGAATTGGACAACGATATCTGCATACGATCTTCTGAAGAATCTGGCATTACACATAGAGAAAAGATTCTCGGGATTAATCCACGGGATACAGATTCTATAGAAGACAGGCGATTGGAAGTGCTTCTCAGATGGTACGACAGCCCTTTGTATACAGAAACTGTGCTCAGACAAAAAATGGACGCAACTCTGGGGGAGAACCAGTATGTGTTAAATATTGACTTGAATACCAAAACTGTCTTTTGCCTTGTTGAGCTGACACGAAAGAGGATGCAGAAAAGTGTGATCGACATGCTTGATCAGATGGTGCCGTTGGACTATTTGATATCAGTGACGCTTAGATACAATACGTGGGAAAATATCAGCGAGAATCTGACATGGAAACAGGCACTGCAAAAAACATGGTACGCAATAAAGGAAGAGGTGTTGTAGTGAAATATACAGAGCATTACAGGTTTAAGAAACCGGGATATGAAGATTTTGCAGATGTTGAAGATATCAATTACGCTCTGGATCAGCTAGATAGCAAGTTCTATGAGCAGGAAAGTAAAATTGACAAAGCAGTGGCAATAGCTGGGGAATTAGCGGTTGTTAAGCAGACAACACAAGAGATGAGGGCACAGATTGAAACATGCGCGCATCAAATTCAAAAAAACAGAAATAGTTTAGCTGTGAACATGTCAGATATTGCGAAATTAACATTTCAGCTTCAATTAAAAGACCTGATAGATTCTTCAGATATGACGCAAGTAACTATTGATGAGATAGATTCTTCAGATGCCGTTGTGATTACATCCGGAACTTATGCTGACAAGAAGGTTTATATATGATCGAACCTTTATCACTGTAGAAAAGTACAATCCGGAAGGCTGACAAAGAAACAGGCACAGCAGGCCATAAACGCCTGGCTTGGACATGCCAGACACAGCAACAGCTACAATCTGGCAAAGAAAATATTCAAGAAATATGATTACATTCAGATTGAAGATAACGATTGGAAATTTGGGGATATAAGCCCCAAGAAAAGAAAGGAGTTAGAAAGCTATGGCAAACGGAACCATACATAAACTTGGTACACTGTATGTGGCGAATGCAAAGAAAGCAAGACCTACGAAGCCATGGTACAGAACAAACGGATCCGCACCGTCCACAGGAGACCTGTTAGACTACGGAAACGGATCGAATGCTATTGAAATCAAAGACACAGATTCAAATGATGCCTACAAATTGCAGTGGGTGGAGGTTAACGACGGAAGTGATAAGATTCTGATCTGCGACAGGAACCTGCTTATGGATATTCAATGGGACCGTCTGAACGCATTAGGATTCTGCGGAGCAAAAGGGAGCGGAAAGAAGATAACCATTGACGGACAGCAGTACGAACTATTCATGCTTACTGGCGGCAAAGATGGAAATGCGCAATCAGAAACCACAGCATCAAACGAATGGGACAAATACATCGGAAACCTTGGGAAGTTCTCCGGACTTCCGACACCACAGAGCCAAGACCTTCAGAACAGCGGTTCATCTGCCAACTTTACAACAGCCCACAATAAAATCTGGAACTGGGCCGGTTGCTATAGCTGGTGCCAGAACACAACAACAAGCGGAAGTTCATACAGGCCATATCGTGGCTCCCTTGGCGCGCGCGACTGGAGCCACATCTATTCGCACGGTTACCGCTACGATATCGGCTGGCGCCCCGCCCTCCGAGTCCTGAACGCTGCCCCACATATTACCCCGGCCAGTAAAAGTTACGGCGAACTGAACAAACCGATAAACATTGACTACGCCATAAACGATTCCGATGGTGATAAATTCAACATCAGCGTAAAGATCGATGAAACACAAAAGGAATCCTACCAAAGCCAGTCAAACGGAACGTTCTCACTTGTGCTGAGCAAATACTGGCCCGCATTAAGCCACACTGTGGCGATTACTGCGACAGACACAAAGAACGCGGCAACAACAGTCACGTACACCTTCACAAAGAAGAATGGCCCTGCTGCTCCGACGATCATATCTCCGGCAAACGGGGAACGCCGGGACAGTGACTTCTATGTAGAATTCAACATCGGAGCAGATTCTGAAGGGGATACACAGACGTTCAAGGTTCAGATGTCCGGGAACTCAGGATTCTCAAACAGCAAGGAATTTACGAGTCTTGAAAAATACGTAGGCGGGCAATGGGTATCTGCAGCATCCGCATCGAACGAAGATGTGGGAACTAAATTCAGAATAAAAGTAACCGGGGCATCCGGAGAAGTATATCTGAGAGTTGTATCAACAGACTCAGGAATCCTTTCCGAAGCAAGAGCAATCCGTATCGGGACTATTCTGGACGTGCAGACACATCCGCAGGAGACTGCTGACAGAGCACAGAAGATGGTTGTTCTTTTAGACCTCGTTGCAGATGACAAGGTTACAAAAGAAATCTGGGTCGCAAACAATGCAAACGATGCTTCTCCGGCCTGGGAGACTTACACTCCGGATTCAGCGGGTAATCATACATTTCAAAACACTGCAAAGGTTGCAGAGAAATGGGCTGTTGCAGCGAGAGTGAAGATTACAGCAAACGACTCAACAGGAGAGATTGCCTTAAGAGCGATCGGGATGGGGGTACTTTAATGCGTGACGTGAAAAAGACCAGAAAAGCAGAAGATGCAGAAAAGCAGATTCAGAATGACAGTGCGATTGGAGAGCTTAGCATTATGTTAGCTCAGATGCAGGAGCAGAACGACAGCGCAATCGGAGAACTTAGTATTATGTTAGCTCAGATTATGGGAGGAACAACAGAATGAAATTTGATGAGAACAGCGGCCTTGTAAAGACCTGGGTAAGATTAGTAGAAAGCAAGCATTATTCAAAAGAACAGGTTCCGAACATCGGAAATCTGAGAGAAGTTGTTTATAAAATTCTGGAGAAAGGAGAAGTTGACAAATGAAGTTTACGAAAAACAGTGGCCTTGTAAAGACATGGGTATCTCTGGTGCTTACTGGAGTATACACAAGAGAACAAGTGCCAAATTTATTTAATCTTCGTGCCGTAGTCGGAGAGTGCCTGGATGCACTGGAAGTAGGATGATGAGTGGCTTGGCTTACCGTGAAGGTGAATGCTATTATTGCGCCAGCGCAAAAAGAAGGTGATATAAAATCATGGATAACATCATAACAGCAACATTTAACGATTACATATATGCGAGAACAACCTCCCTCTGGCAGTATGACTATGGCCAGATGCTGCAGATAGAAGGAATTACTCTTCCTGCAACATTTGAAGTCCACTTTTCTGATCAGGACCAGGAAGGAGAATCTCTGATTCAGATCGGAGCCGTACAAGACAAAACTGCACAGGTACAGATTCCTGACAGCTTCCTCCGGAAGAACGCAGGAGGCAATTACAGTATCTATGCATTCATCTATCTTGCAGATACTGAATCTGGAGAAACAAAATACAAGATCACAATCCCCGTCCGGGCAAGACCAAAGCCAAACACAGATCTTGTAGATACACTGGAGGAAAAGAAATTATTTCGAGAGGCGATCGAAGAAGTAAACAATGCTGCTGATCGGGCAGAGAAAGCCAGCCAGGAAGCAAAAGATTCTGTAGAAGAGGTTTCAGAGAAAAGCGAACAGGCAAAGAAAGAGATAGACGATTATGTGAAAGAAAAACATGAAAGTCTGAAAGGTGATACAGGAAATGTTTTCTTTGCAGCTTTTAAAGTTGTCAAGGGCCGTTTAAAAATGTATTCAGATCCAACTATTGATAAAGTGAATTTTAAACGAATCGGATCACGTTTGAAATACCGGCTGAAAGTTTGAGGAGGTACCGGATGTCAAATACAGTAAATAATTATACAGAAACAGATTTAGGAAATATCTCCTTAAACCCACGAGGAGAATATGATGACTCAGCTGCGTATGAATATCTTGATACAGTTTCATATCGGGGCGGCTCATATTTCTGCCTGGCAGAACTGGAGACAACGATCACCGGAATTGCTCCTGATGCGGGACGCAATTCAGAATATTGGCAGATGATAGCTGCACCCGGAGATATGACACCGGAATACACTGCTGCACATAACGATGTGATTAAAAAAGCCGTACAGGTAGAAACATCCAGAGCAGCAGTAGAGCTGGCACAGCAGGAAATAGAAGCAGTCCAGACAGATGTACAACAGTTACATTCCGATACAGTCCAGGCGGCTCAGGAAGCGGAAAATAGTAAAAATAGCGCTGCGAATTCTGCTCAGAGCGCAGAACAGTCCAGAAAGACAGTATCTGAATCTGAGCAGAATATCAATGGACAGATTGCCGGTTTTGACAGTAGGGTGTCCGAAGCGGTTGAACAGTCGAAAGAAGAGATTAATACTACAAAACAACAGGCAATAAATACAATCACCAAGCAGCAAACTACATCGGTTAATACCGTAAAGACTGAGGGAGAAAAGATCATAACCAGAGTGGGGAATGATGCTAAAACCGTTGCGGATGATAGAGCGACTGTAGAAGAAGCCACCCAAACTGTTTTGAATAATGCTCAGGAAGTAGCACGAAACGCTCAGACTGTTGCCAGTAATACGGAAAATGCTGCTGCATCAGCTGAAAGTGCAAAGACTTCTGCCGACAATGCGGCCCAATCTGCAAAAAGTGTAGAGGATGCATCAAAGCAGATCGAACAGAATAAAAAGGATGTTGATTCACTGAAGGAAGATTTATCAAACAAAATTACAAAGTTCTATGCATCGAATCAGGGTGAAATTCACATCACTGATTCTGACAATGGCAAGATTCAAGATATGATGTTGTATGGAAAGAGCGAGCAGAACCAATACAAAGGGATAAATTTACTTCCTGCTGACATTAGTTATCTCGAAACAATAGAAGTTTTGATTCCAAAAGGAACACACATTTTTTGGGCTACAGACGGTACACCTGCTCTTGGCGGTAATTTCAGGTTCCGTAATGAAGATAGTACTCAAGAGACATGGTTCGGAGTTGATGCTGGCAAGACTGCAATGACAAGCACGATAAATATTGATGCTAAATATATAGATTTCCTTATTTCCAAAGACCAATCAGTTAAAATATGTTTAGGCATTGGAGATGATCCAGTATATGAACCCTACACAGGCGGTCAGCCATCTCCCTCTCCTGACTATCCACAGGAGATTAAGAGCGTGGTGAATCCAACGGTAAAGATATCAAGTGAAAATGAAACAGAATCTCAGACCGTTACCCTTCCATACACATTGAATGCAATTCCTGTTTCAAGTGACGGTAACGTCACAATTAATGGTCAGCAGTATATTGCGGATTATGCGGATGTGAAACGTGGGAAGTTGGTAAAGATGGTTGATTCTTCTAAGTTAGATAATACACAATCTATTATAGGGAAAACCGAATGGTTGTTAGTAGAGCCACAAGAAATTGACTTAACACAGGAAGAAATGCAGACACTTAAAACGCTTGCGACATATTACCCAACTACAAACATATTTATCAATTCCGAACAGCTTGACGGATATACAGTATTCAACTATCCAATTTCAATGGAGAACGATTGGAACCATGTAAAACAGCAGATTGGTGATATGAGGGAAGATTTTGTAAATTTAAAAGAATATGTAAAAGGTGCAAATCTCCCCGAGACATGGGAACAGGTCGTACTTGCAATCAAATCAAAGCTTTATAAGGAAATGTATGCAGTAGGAGACAAGTTCAGTAACATCTGGAAAGACACGAACAATTCCAATAAGGAATATGACAATCCACTCAGAATCAATCATTTCGAGGACGGATTAGAACTGGAGGACGGAACCACTGTCAATGGAATGTGGCTCCAGACAGTATACGCTCATTTGAAAGGTGTACAGTTCTCGCATCAGCAGGCATTTTATGTTTCTGGTGATGGCATGGTAGCAGGAACCTATTGTGTTGGGTTCGACTATACATGGGGAGACAAAGGATATGTAACTAAAGGAGATTACTGGAACTTTACATTAACCAAGGACGTACCGGCAGGAGGAAGACTTGCAGGATTCTACGGAGCGCCAGATCAGCCGCAGACGAACTGGAGAGTATATGTATATTCGGCAGACGGCAAGACAGTCCTTGAAACAGTTTCCGCTATAAACAAAGGACAGGAAGGAACTCTGTTGGGAGTCATGACCGCATACGGCGACGAAAATCTGAACGGTATCCAGCAGATGGCATATGGCGATAATCGGTACGCCACAAGTGCAATAAGACAGTACCTGAACAGCGATAAGCCAAAAGGCGAATGGTGGACAGCGCAGACCAAGTGGGACATTGCACCAGATCAGTTAAGCCAGATTGACGGCTATCTCTGCGGTATGGATCCAGAACTGCTGGCAGTGCTCAAACCAGTAAAAGTTGTAACATACTGCAACACAGTTACAGCAACCGGACAGAAACAGGTTAAGGACATAACATACGACAAAGTCACCCTGATATCTCTGGAACAGATGTACATAGAACCACAGGCTGCAGGAGAAGGGGAAGCCCATGAATACTACAAAGAACTCAACGGAACGGCTAAAAAATTCCAATGGTGGCAGACATACGAGATTTTGAAAACATTCGCTGTTGAAAATCCAACAAGCCCTCAGTATGTCCGTCTGCGTTCGGCGTATCGCTACAACGCGTACAACACCTGGTGTGTGTACTCCAGCGGCTACGTCACCAGCTACAGCGCCAGCATCGCGCATCGGCCAGCCTCGCTTATGTTCATCGGCGCAGCCCCATCAGATGCCATCTCCGCACCCACGGATGCGGAGAACACTCAGGAGGAGAACACTCAGGAGGCAGTAGCATAATGGCGGTAAATGTAGGACAGAGAAACGTCCCGGATACGCCACAGAATCAGCAATTGCAGGCGTGCACTAAAGCTAAGGAATTGGCATTGCATACGCTTGCGATATGCAAGAATAAGAATGTTTTCACGGAAGATTATAAAAATATCCTGACAGACGATATTGTTGAGACTGCCAAAGATGTTTTTGTATATGCATTTTCAGCAAATGACATCCGGGTTGCAGGTTCAAAGACCAGGTGGACAGAGAGATGTAGATATCAGGAGACTGCAATTGCAAAATGCAAAAAGCTGAAACCGCTGATAAGCCTTGCAAAGTCTGCATTCCATCTCAGAGAAAAGAAGGTAGATTACTGGATCGGAATGTTATTCGAAACAAAGACGCTGCTGGAAAAGTGGCATCAGACAGATGTGAAAAGATACGGTAACTGTTAACGAAGTTTGGGACTAGGCTATACCTCAGAATGTCCGTCTGCGTTCGGCGAATCGCAACAACGCGTACAACACCTGGAATGTGAACTCCAGCGGCAACGTCAACAACAACAACGCCAGCAACGCGAATCGGCCAGCCTCGATTGTTCAAGCAAAAGAACAATAAAGTCTGCGCATAGCGTAGATTGTTTGAAGAAATGAACAAGGAGCCGAAATCCCTGGCTTTATGCCTAAACAACACTGTTCGTGATGCGCGTGAC